GGGGGGGGGTTACAAGTCGCGGCTTTTTAGGTCTGCGCTGCGCCGCTTCATACTGGCTTTTAGGCGGCGCAGAGCCTTGGATTCTAGCTGCCTTATTCGCTCTTTCGTGACGCCTATTCTCTCGCCGGCTGCATCTAGCGTTATCGGATCACGGCTGATGCCGAAGCGCATGTCGATGACGTTTCGCTCGCGCGGCGTCAACTTTGCTATTGCCCACATCAAAACCGCGCGGCTTTCCTGCCGGTCAATCCGCGCGTCTGGGGATTGCTCGCCTCGCAGTAAGCCGGCGTCCGTCATGTCGGCGAAAGACATGCTGATTTCGCCGCGATTTTTTTCCAGTGGGTCGTGTAGGTGCTGCGGCGGGAATAAATCTTCCGGCAACATCCCCAACGTCTCGGACAGTTTCAAAGCTGACCTAGACCACTGGTCATACTTGGTTATTGGCGGGAGCTTCAGGTGTAGATATTGGCCGATGATGTTCTGTCCGACACCAGAGGCGCGTGACAGCTTGGCGGCAGTTTCTAGCCCTGCGGCGCGCATGGCGGCCAGCATCGGGCCGTTTTTGACCCTGATCTCAATAAGGTAATCTTCCACTTTGTCCACCCTAGGCGCTGAATGCTTCGGCGTATTTTGCCTCGTGCCGGCGCTCGTACTCGGCAAGGAAGGCCGCAGCGTCGGGGGCGCTCTCAAAGTTCGAGTGGATGTCATCGCGGATGGCGTCGTCCATCAGCGGCGCGGCTTGGTCCAGGGCATGCTCAGCTTCGGTGCAGGCCGTGCCGTCGATCTCGTCCCAAGTGATCGCGCCGCCCTCGTTTTGGACCTGGAGTGCGAGCGCTTCCGTGCAGGGGGCTGTTTTTAGTCCCGTCAAATCGCGGCAGTTTAGCAGCGCGTCGGCCTCGGCCCCGGCTGGTGTCTGGCCTAGGCCGTGGATGTTGAGGCCGTCGTGTGCGATGTACTGCTTGGTCATGGTGCGTTCCCTTGGTTGGTTGGGGTGGGGCCGGAGCCCCCGGTGGTGGGTTAGGCGTTCAAGAGGGTGATTAATTTGGCCTTGGCGATCCGCTTGCCGTTCAAGTGCCAGGACTGGCGCAGATTGTGCCGCTTGCAAACTGACATATTCTGCGGCGCGACGTAAGTAACCCGCAGCCCACCAAAAGGCGTATCAATGAAACCGGCGCAGTGGCCAGGAAATTTGCGAGGGTTGCCAGCGTGGTAAATCTCAGCCTCGTAGGCTGTGGCGTCGGCGTAGGCGGCTTGCATCAGTGTGTTGGCGTTGGTCATCTCGGCGTCTCCTGTTGGTGGGTTGGGCGGCTGCCCTCTCCCGTGTTGATAAATACTTTATACGCCCGCCCAGGATGCTTTGCAACACATAAAATGCCCATTGGGCAAATTTATTTCATAAAGGTGCGCGATTGGGCGAAGGCTGTGATTTTGTTCCTCGCGTCCTCCATGCCTGCGCCGACTATGACATCGTGTCCGCAGACCGCCGTGAGGTATTCAATTTTCTCGGCCTGAGCGGGTGACAGCCGCCCGTTTTTGGCTTTTTTCATTTCAACCCACAGCGACCATTCCGGCACGAACAGATCGGGGATGCCGGCGACGACACCCTCAACCTTTAGTCGGCTGGCGGTGGCAAGGGTTCGTTGGCCCCCGTTAGGAACCGCGAATATCAGCACTGGCGAATAGGTTTGCCGGAACCACTGCACCAGTTCCCGCTGCTCGACGTGCTCTGTCCGCATCCCAAACCCTCTCAGTCACTCTGAAAAATTTGCCGTCCCTGTTGTATCGCACCAAGGTCGGCGGCTGGCCCTGGCTCATCGCCTCGGCGATCTCGGCCAGTTTAGATATGTCGTCGGTAGGCTGGACGCCGGCCTTCATCGCAATCGCGCCCAAGGTCCGCAGGGCTTTTTGCCCAGCCCATCCCTCATATCCGACCGTCAGATACTCGGTGACCGGCTCATCAAGAATCCCGCCGTAATAGCGCACGGTCAGCATCTCGCGCCCAGTGGTGCGGCTGGTGTGGACCCGCCACATCCATTCCGACACATCCAGTTCCGGCCCGTCGATGCCCATGATGTCCAGGTTGTGCAGCACCATCGGCGACTTTGCGACCTCTGGGAACGGCGCGCCGCAAGCGCTGCATTCCCTGGCTGCAATCGGGTTGAGTTCGTGGCAGACATCGCACGCCTTCACCGGGGCATCGCCATGGGCTTTCTTGGGCTTGTGTATATCCACCGCCGTAATCGGGCCGTGGGTAGCGACGACCCCGGCAAAGTCCAAGGCCAAGCAATCCTCCGCATGACTTTTGACACGCATCCCGCGACCTGCCATCTGGACATACAGACCGGGCGAGAGCGTCGGGCGCAGGAATGCAATCAAGTCCAGATCGGGATGGTCAAAGCCGGTGGTCAAAACATTTGCGTTTGTCAGTGCCTGGATTTTGCCGGCTCGGAAGCTGTCTAAAATGCGCTCGCGTTCGGCGGACGGCGTTGAGCCCAGCACGCACTCTGCGGTGATGTTGCGGTCGCGCAAAATGTCCCGCACGTTCTCGGCGTGGGTCACGCCGGTGCAGAAAAACAGCCAAGACCTGCGGTCGGAACCGCGCTGGATCACCTCATCAACCGCGCCCGCGCTGTCAAACTGGTTCAGCGCCTTTTGTAGCTCGGCCTCGATAAACTCACCGCCGCGCCGATGAACGCCGGAAGTGTCCACGCGGTGTTCTGTCTGCTTGGATCGCAGCGGCGCGAGGAAGCTTTTGTGTATCAGTTCCTCGATTGTCACTGGCGACAGGATAGAGTCAAACAGCGCATCGCCGTCCGTGATGAGGCCATGGCCCAGGCGGTAGGGCGTTGCAGTCAAGCCGACCACGCGCAGCGTCGGGTTGATAGCCGTCAACGCCTTGATCAGCGTGCGGTAGCCGCCTTCCTGCTTGTGGCTCACGAGATGGCATTCATCGATGACAATCAGATCGACGTGGCCTATCTCATCCGCCCGCTTCCGCACCGATTGGATGCCAGCAAACGTGATAGGCTCGGCCAGCTGTTTGCGTTTTAATCCGGCAGAATAAATCCCAAGGGGAGCATTCGGCCAGTGCTGAAGCATCTTTTCGGCGTTCTGTTCGATCAGTTCGCGGACGTGAGTTAGCATCAAGATGCGGGTTTCTGGCCAGCTTTGCAGAGCGTCTTTGCAGAGCGCCGCAACGATGTGGCTCTTGCCAGAGCCGGTCGGCAGTTCCAGGCAGGGGTGGCCGTCGTTCGCGCGGAACCAATCGTAAAGCTGGTCGATTGCCCGCTGCTGATAGTCTCGCAGTTTCATTTTGCGCGCACCTCCTTTACCGTTGCGCCGGGGAATGCCCGCCGGACTTCGCCGATCTCTTGCCTGACGCAGTCCTCGCCGCCGGCAATCAGTTCTTTACTGGCAAACGTGAAGGCGTCGGCCTCGCCATTGCGCACATCGACGCCGTTGATCTCGTAGACAGCCTCGTGCGGGTTGGTGCTGTCTTTGATGGGCCACGGCACCAGATCGGGGTGGAGAACGTGAGCATGGCAGCCGGTGCGCTGGTGTTCGACTTCGACGTGATCCGCTCCCCAACGGGCGCAGCCCCACTTACCATCATCTGTCGGCGTGGAGTGGGCGCAGGTCCGGCAGTTGACCTCCTGGGTCAGCCGACGCTCGTGGCAAAAACTGTGAGCCGCGCAGAATTTGCACTTCCACCATGTGGGATCGGTGCTGATAGGATCGGGAATACGCTCGGCGGTGGATATGCGCCGCCCGCGCTCCAGCAGAGACTCTGCCGCGTCTTTGTCATAGCGGACACGCTCGGTGTAGATGCGGTCGTCGTTCTTGCAGACGGCTACATAGAGCGCGCGGTCGATCCCCAGGCCGTGCATGTAAAGCTGCATCTGGCACCAGTGCGTCGGCTTGCTGTCGAGAACGCATGTCTTTATGAGGTCTTCAAACGATTTTAGGGCGTGGGTTTTGAACTCAACTATATGGCGACTTTTTTCAGCACCCGGCACGCCGCTTTCCACAATGCCATCAACCGAGCCGCCAAGGTGGCCGCCTAGCACAACGGTCTTTTGGTCGTAGCCGGTGTGGCGCAAATCAATGCCAATGGCGCGCAGGTCTTGCGCGAGGATGGTTTCCTCGTTGTGGCCCCTCCTGAAGAGCCGCTTGATGCGGCCTGGGAATTGCTCGCGCACAGCCCAGCGGAACGAAAGCCATATCCAGCGGTCACAATGATGCCCCAGGACAGACGCGCCAAGGTGCGGCCTTGGCTTATCCGGTCTGGCGGCATGGTAAGCGTCGATTGCATCGCCAACGCGGTCGGTCGGTGGTGGGAGTTTTGCCATAAGAAAATGCCGGGGCTCTCACCCCGGCCCCTTTTGTCTATCGTTGCCAAGGCGGCGTTGAGGCTGCTGGCGCAGCGGCTGGCATTGGCGGCGCTGATCTTGCCGGCCCGCCAGTTGCCAAAATGCTTTTGACCTCGTTGCGCTTGCCATAGGTGGCGTCCTCACTTATCGACACTTTCACGCCGACACTTGCGCCGATCAAAACGTCGGTATCTTGCACTAAGTCAACGCGCGCGGCCATCATGATCGCGGCCAGTTGCTGGCGCGCGATTTCCTCGGCCTTAGCGTTTGGGTTCCTGATGTTAAGGTTGGTCCACAGCACCCGGCCTTGATGCGTTGGTCCGGTTACGTCGAGCCTTACGGCTAGATATTGGCCGGTGCCGGCCTTGGTGGACCGAAGATCAATGCCGGCGACGGTGGCTGTGTAAGTGCCTGCCGGGATCGGCTCGAAATCGCGCGACTCATCTGCCGGGATGTCATCAAGCGAAATAGGGGTGTCAAGAAACGCCATGGCTTTAGTCCTTTGTGATGTTGAAGGAGGCCCGTCCGGGCTTAGTGGTGATGCCGCCTAGAAGCGGCGTTGTGATCGCCGGGTCTGTTGCTGACCATGCGGCCACGTTGATCTCAGGCTTCCATCGGAAAAGCCGCCCAAGATGTTCTGCTATGCCCTGCTCTGCCGCGATCTCTTGGATCAGATCGGCGTGAACCTTGCGCGTCATACGCCCGACGACTTTGACGCTGTGGCCGCCCTCCGTGTCGGTGCTGGAGGTGCCTTCGAGCCCTTCCGGTATTTTGAGCAGTTGCATGATGTGATTTTCGAGTTCGCGCCGCCGCTCTACCAGTTTGCGTTCGGCTTCCTTCGCGGCCAGCCACTCGGAGGCGGCGGTGTCGATGTCGAGATTGTGAATTTGGTCAGTCATGCTGCACCTCCACGGTTTCGTGTAAAAACTCGGCAAACATCTCAGACAGTCTGTAGAGGGCTTCGGTATCGCCTTTGTTTGCTCCAGACATTTTGAGAACGAATTTGCCTACGCCAATCGCAGCAACGGCGATATCTAACGGCTGCGCGTTATGCTCGACGCACATTTTCATGAAGTCCTTAGCCAGCAATTCAACACTGGCCCTAAATTCCTCACCTTCGTCCATCATAAACCGCCAATCTTTTCAATGATCGCGCCGATGTCTGGGGCCTCCCAAGCATCCAGCTTGCCGCTCCTGTCCTTGGCCTGCCACAGCCCGTCGCTCTGGCACATCAGCCCGCGCTGGACGACACCCTCGGCGTCTTTCTCAACCCGCAGCGCAGCCACGATGTCAAAAAAGTAAGGCAGGGCTTGGCCTGTCTTGTTCCCCGGCATTGACGGGGCGTACATAAGCCGGCCCATCTCATCGCTGGATTTGTCCAGCTTTGCTGTGAACAGAACGTGCTTCCCGGACAGATCGCGGAACAACCGGATGGCCTCCTGCATCATGGTCTGCATTTCGCCATATGCCTGCCGAGGGTCTTTGGCCGTGGCTTTCTCTTGAGTCAGGCACACCTCGCCCATCTCCGAGATGCTGTCGAGCGCCACGCTGTCAAACTGCTTGGCTTCATCACTATCCTTAAGCCAAGTGTAAGCCTCGCGCAGCGTGTTCATGCCGTCGATCTCAATAAATGGCAGGTCAGCGCCCGCTATGGACAAAAGCCCAGCCTCGGCGCTGAGGATGATCGGGTTTGGCATAGTGGGAATCAGGCTAGTTTTGCCTGCCCCCGCTTGGCCATAGGCCAGCAGCTTGATGCCGCTGACCCTGACCGCGTTAGTGTTTTGAAGATTAATAGCCATTTGGCTCTCCTGTCGGTGGGGTGGGGTGGTAGATTAGTTGGCGGCGTGGAAATTGGCCGCTATATCTTCCGCGTAGGCTTCAGCGACCTCGTTTGCCCAAAGCTCTACGGCTGCGGACAAGAAAAGCACGGCTATAGCTGACCACGACGTGTCTGAAGGCACTGGTGGAAGTTCGCCAATTGTGGTCACGATATACTCAAGAACGTCGTTGCCGTGATCACTCATAACCTTTGCAGCCTGATAGTAGGTAACTGCTGGCATGTAAGCACCACTTGCGCAGCCGCCTTGCTGTATCGCTGCAACATCGTACCAAGCGATGCTTCCATTAATCCAGTCAGGTACATGGTGACTGTCAGCCACGGGGCCTTCGTCGTTGAACATATCATCAGTTGCGTTGGTCATCTTCGTTTCCTCGTTTCAGCGGTCGGCGGGATGCCGGTTGCTGTCCTATTTTATACGCCTTGCGGTTTTGATTGTAAACAGTTAATGTTGGCCCCACGTTAAAAATATGGAGCAGACGATGACGACAGACGAAGCCATCGGGCATTACGGCAGCAAGGCGAAGCTGGCGGCGGCCCTGGGCATCTGGCCGCATGGCATATACAGGTGGGGCGAACGCCCGCCCATGCTGCGCCAGTACCAAATCCAATGTTTGACGGAAGGGCTGCTGAAAGCGGATGATAAACGATGATGAAAACAAAGGAGCGCGCCAATGGCTGACATAACCAGCATATTTGGGGGCGGTTTTTCGCCCAGGCCGGTCTACGTCGAGCCGCCTGAAATCCAACTGGCCGACGCCATGCGGAGAGCCGGGATTGAACCACCGGCAAACCTCACCATTGACGGACAACTGCACCGATTCAGCACCAAGGGACGCGCCCGAGATGATTCGGGCTGGTATGTCGCCTATCCCGACGAGCCCGTCGCAGGCCGGTTTGGCTGTTGGCGAGATGATATTGATTGCGTCTTTCGGGCCGATATGGGGCGGGAGATGTCTGCGGTTGAGCAAATGGCAATCGCCCGCCGGCAGGCAGAAGCCAAGGCCAGACGCGATGAGCAACGGCAGCGCAAGGCGGCAGTCGCAGCCGATACCGTCGAGGCTATCTGGTCCGGTGCCATCGCGGCTAGCCCGAATCACCCATATCTCAAACGCAAAGGCATCCAGGCGCACGGCGTCCGTGCGACAGGTGATGGCCGGCTGATCGTCCCGCTATTTGATGCTGATGGCAGCCTGTCCAGCCTGCAATATATCGGCGCTGAGAAGCGATACCACCCAGGCGCTAGCACGCGCGGATGCTCGTGGACGCTTGGCGATCTGGACGGCGGCACGATCTTCGTCGCTGAAGGCTTCGCGACGGCTGCCACGATCCAGGAGGTGAGCAGCCGCCCGGTGGTGATAGCCTACAGCGCTAACAACTTGCCCGAAGTTGCGCGCCAGCTACGCGAGCGGCACGGCGATCAGCAGGACATTGTGATCGTTGCCGACAATGACGCTTCCGGCGTCGGGCGCAACAAGGCGGACGAGGCGTCGGCTAAATATGGAGCCCGCATCGTCATGCCGCCAGAGCTTGGGGATGCCAACGACTACGCCCAAGCCGGCGGCGATCTGCTGGCCTTGCTATTCCCGCCAGCCGACGATTGGCTGATCCAGGCCGACGATTTCAGCGCCCAGCCCGCGCCTATCAAATGGCTCGTAAAGCATTGGATACAGTCTGACGCCCTGATAATGGTCCACGGGCCGTCCGGCGGCGGCAAGACGTTTATGGTGCTAGATATGGTTTTGAGCATCGCCAGCAAGGGCTCCATCCCAGATTGGTTTGGCAATAAAGTGCGGCACGGCCCGGTGGTATATCTGGCCGGTGAGGGGCATCACGGGCTGCGAGGTAGGGTCGCCGCATGGAAGCAACACCACGGCGTAGGCAGCCTGGAGATGTGGCTCTCGAGGCATGGCGTCGATCTGAACACGCCGCAAGGCTACCAGAAGACGGCGGAGGCCATCAGGGCGCTCGGCGTTGTGCCGGGTGTGATTGTGGTCGATACCCTCCACCGCTTTCTTGCCGGCGATGAGAACAGCGCGACAGACGCTAAAACCATGCTCGATGCCTGCGGTGCCATCATCCAAGAGTTCAAGTGCAGTGTTATCTTGGTCCATCACACCGGCGTCAATGCGGAGGCTCAACACCGTGCCAGAGGATCGTCAGCTTGGCGTGGAGCGCTCGACATTGAGATCAGCGTGGTCCCCGGCGAAACCATCGAGATCGTTCAGCGTAAGAGCAAAGACGCCGAGGAGGCTGAGCCGATTTGGGGCCAGTTGCAATCAGTGCCAATCACCGGATGGATGGATGAGGACGGCGAGCAAGTCACGAGTGCCGTTCTTGTGGCCGGTGATGAGCCGGTTAAGGCCGTCAAGGATAACCCCATTGCCAAGCACCGGAAGATGTTCGAACGCTGCTGGTGGGCAGCCGGGGCAGAAGTCCTTGATGGCGCGCCATACCTCTCCAGGGCCGGGGCAAAGCGAAAACTTCAGGATGACGGCGCTAAATCAGAGCGCACGATCCAGAATGATCTGAGCCCTGTTTATAGGGATAAATTCATAGGAGCATTGCTTTTGGCCGACATGATCCAGACCAAAAATGACGGTTGGATAGTCATTGATCAGGTGGTTGCGGGGGTGCTAATGATCCAGAAAAATGGTTGATATATTAGGCCCCCTAATCCCCCCTGGGGGGCTTGAGGGGGATTAGGGGGATTAGGGGGCAAGTGCGGCGTTTTGGCCCCCTCCCCTCCCCTCCTCCCCTATAGGGGGAGGGGGGATGGGGGGCCAACGATGCGGGAACTTCTGAGGGGCTGATCAACAGATGACAGGAAAGGTCAAGAATATGAATCGCGGTGCAAAAAAGATGCAGTGGTGGCAGTGGCTGTGTATGCAGGATGAACTTGTGCTAGAACCTAGTGCGGTTGGAACAATAGCGGAACACGCTCCGCTCCTATACAAAAACAACAAATCCGGCGTGACCGGCGTTGGTTGGCACAAAAATGCGCGGCAATGGCGGGCGCGGATCACCGTCAATGGCGAGTGCCGGCACCTGGGATATTTTAGAACGCTTGAGGAGGCGGCGAAAGCGCGGCGGTTGGCTGAAGGTTGACAACGCCCGCCAGTCAGCTATGGTGTTCTTGCCAGCGTGTTTTTTTCCGCGCGTTGGCAGTTTCCTTGGTGGGTGAACTTAGAGCCCCGCATAGTTCTAACGGGCTGTGCGGGGTTTCTTTTGACCATGGCAATGCCGTTCTGGCAGGAGCGACAGTGGATAGATCAGCCGAGGCCCGCGAGTACCGACGGCCCTACTACACCAAGCGCTGGGCAGCCCTACGACGTGAGGCGTTGACCCGTGACGGCTACCAATGCCAGCGGTGCAAGGTCATGCTGACCAACGGGCGGCGCTCTCCACGATCTGCGGTGGTCCATCACATAGAGGCGCACAAGGGCGACGGGGAACTGTTCCACGATCTGGACAACTTGCAAGCCGTTTGCTGGCAATGCCATTCGGGCGCGATCCAATCGGAGGAGGTG